GAAATGCTTCAAATTTTTTTCTGTGATTTATTTTGACATTGTCCGTAAAATATTTATATCCATTAATTTCTCCATAACAATGTATTTTCTTATGAGAGTCTAGCATGAGTCTCAATAGAGTTGTGCCAGATCTTTGGCAACCCAAAATGAAAATTTTTTTATTATTAAATAAACTTAAAAACACTATTTTAATTTATGCAAGAAAGTGATTTGGCAATAATAATAGAGTGTGAAATCTTACGATGTCATCACTGGATGTCTTTTGCTTCTTGGTATTCTATTCAAAAAAAATTATGTGACGTGCCTGTTTATCTTGCCTTGAGTGGAACTAATAAAGGTTTGTTTGGCTGGGCTAGTCGGTGCGGCGTCAGAATATTAAGAAATCAATTTAATATTGATAGACCGATAATTAAGAGAATGCAGCCTACAGTTATGGCTGTAAGAGAGTTTGATGGTAATTTTAATATAGTTTCTTCAAAAACCGATATAACATCTACTTTTGTAGATTATAGGTTTGGTTGTGGTAAATTCATAATAGAAGAATGGCACAATAAAGTAGATGTTCCTTTTGAAAAAGCTTTAAAAAGATTTTCTACTTATGATTTAAATGTAAACGAACTTGCTATATTAAATTTATGGGAACAATGCTATATTTCTTATAGGGCTATAGGAGGCCTAAATTGAAAAGAAGATTTTATTTTGGCGATGAAAATGAAAATGAAGATGAAGACGAAAATGAAAATGAACCATTTGAAAATCCCGAATTTTTTCAAATGGCGCAGTTCCCATTAGACTCCTCAGAGCCATTAATTTTAGATTCAGCAATAAAACTATGCCAATCTTGTTTATTTTGGAGATTTTATAGCCTTTCTTATAAATTGAAAAAAATTAAAGAAACATATGATTATTTTCAATCTATAATTGATGAAGAAATTGAAAGGAAAAAAAATGCCTAGGTATGAATTTAAATGTGATAAATGTGAAGAAATATACGATGTTTGGTCATCTATTTCTGAAAAAGATCAAACAGTAAAAAAAGCAAAATGCACAAAATGCAAGTCAACTAAAAAAACTGAAATTTATGGAACGCCATCGGTTAAATTTGAAAATCCAGTAGGAACTGATAGATGGCATAGTGATTCTAAGGGCCATGATTATAGGTACAAATATAATATGGACCGAAAAGGAGGAGTCAGAGATCAAAGAAAGCATGCAGAAAAAAATTCCCACGTTGGACCAACCCCCTATAGAAATATTGATGATATCTCTAGTGGAAAACATTTTGGAGAAGTTAAGTGAAAGCAGTATTGCTTTTTCTTTTGATTTTTTATAATATACTCACACAATCTTAAACTAAAAATTAAGGAAATTTCATGGAAAACATGTTGAAAAAAATTGCCGACAAGTTTAATAAGGACCAGTTTCAGAAGCTAAATGAAGAGATGTCTTTTTCTGAGTATCTTGCTTTAGTTTATGAAAGGCCCAAGTTGGCGAGAACAGCATATCAGTATTTATATGATATGATTATGTCTAAAGGTACTAAGAAGATAGAAAGATATAGAAGAACATATATTCATTATAATTTTTTTGATGATCAAGAAATACCTATTTTTGGTTTAGAAGAAACTCTTCACCAATTGGTCCAGTTCTTTAGAGGAGCAGCAGGAGGATATGGCCCAGAAAGAAGAGTTCTACTATTGCACGGTCCCGTAGGATCTTCTAAGTCTACAATATTAAGATGCATAAAGAGAGGATTAGAAAAATACTCGCTAACTGATGAGGGTGCTTGGTATACTTTCAAGTGGGTCAACCTCCCAACAGATAAAGAAAACGGCATTTATACGCAACCGGAAGATGAATCTCCGATGCATGAAGATCCACTAAAGTTAATTCCAATAGAAATCAGAAAACAATTATTGCAAGAAATAAATGAAATAAATTTAAAGAAAACGCCAAGTAAAGAAAGTTCTAGTGTTTACAAACTTAATGTTGAAGGCGAATTAGATCCTAGATCAAAAAGATTTATGAAAGATCTTCTTTTGAAATACAAGGGAGATTGGGAAAAAGTAGTAGAAAATCATATCAGAGTTGTAAGAAAAGTTCATTCTGAAACCGATAGAATGGGAATTGCAACATTCCAACCAAAAGATGAAAAAAATCAGGACTCCACAGAACTAACTGGCGATATAAATTGGGGAAAGTTGCCTCACTTTGGAACGGACTCTGATCCGAGAGCTTTCAATTTTGATGGCGAATTCTGCGTAGGTAGCAGAGGTATAGTTGAATTTATTGAAGTTCTTAAATTGGCTAAAGAGTTTTTGTATGACCTTTTAGGTGCCTCACAAGAACATCAAATAAAGCCCAAGAAGTTTCCTCAAGTAGGTGTTGATACTGTATTGGTTGGTCATTCAAACAATCCAGAATATGAAAAATTAAAGAATGACCAAACCATGGAGGCCCTCAGGGATAGAACTGTTAAGATTGACGTTCCTTATTTGCTAAGATGGAGTGAAGAACTAAAAATTCTAGAATATTGTTATGGAAATAATAAGGTCAAGCAACATATTGCTCCTCATACGCTAGAAATAGCAGCACTATGGACTGTTCTCACAAGATTACAAGATGACAAAGATGGAAAGATAACTTTAGTAGAAAAAGCAAAGTTATATGACGGACGAGCATTACCAGGGTGGACAGAAGATAGCGTAAAGGAATTAAGAGATAAATATCCTGATGAGGGTATGTTTACGGGAGTGAGTTGCAGGTATACTCAGGACAAAATTTCTAATTGTTTGAGTTCTCACTATGATTATATTAACTTTTTTATGGTTCTAAATGAATTGAAGGCTGGAATTGAACATCAATCATTATTCAATAATGAAGAAGATAAATCAAAGTATATATCTTGCATAGATTTAGCCAAGAAAGAACTTGATCAAATATTAAAATCTGAGGTTCAAAAAGCATTGGTTGGAGATGAAAATGCAATCGAACGTCTATGCAGTAATTACATAGATAACGTAATGGCTTATATTGAGGGAACCAAGATCAGAAATCCATTTACCGAAACTGATCAAGAACCTGATGAAAGGTTAATGAGGTCTATTGAGGAAAAAATCAATATACCGGAAGTTGGTGCCGATGATTTTAGAAGATCTTTGGCTGGGTTTATTGGCCATTTAGCACACCAAGGAAAGCAATTTAGATGGGATTCTAACCCTCAGTTAATGAAGGCTTTGCAAGCAAAGTTGTTTGAGGACACAAAGGATCACATTAAACTGTCTGCTTTGAATATCAAGGGAGCAGCAGTAGTTGATAAAGAAAGACAAGAAAAGATTGACGCTATAAAATTGAGATTGATTGAACAATATGGATATAACGAACAATCAGCAACAGATGTTTTAGATTATGTGGGTAGTATATTTGCCAGAGGCGATGTTGAAGACGACGAATAATAAAAATTAGACAGGCGGAGATTTGCCGTATCTCATGGCTAGGTGTGGGCGAACCCGAACGCTTTAGCGTCACAGAAAACCATGGGCGACCTGTCTCATTTTTTATAAAAATTGAAAATAATAATTAGGAGATAAAATGCCTCGTAGGATAGACGAAGACCACAAAGATTTTCATGATGTTTACAGCGGTAGAAAAAGAAAAGAACTTAAGAAGTATCTTAAGAATGGAAGTATTTTTCGCAATAGGGGTAAAAATGGAAAGATTGTAGTTACAATTCCTAAAATAGACATACCGCATATAGTTTATGGTAATTCTGGTGATGGCGGCATAGGTAGGGGAGAAGGCAATAAGGGCGATGTTATAGGAAAAGATGATAAAGGCAATGAAAAAGGCAACAAGGCGGGACAGGACGAAGGCGAAGGAATAGAAATATCTGTTGATATGGATGAGGTTTTGGAATTCCTACAGGAAGAATTACAACTTCCTGATATGAAACCAAAGCCCAATGAAACCTTTGATGAGATAATCAAAAAATATAATAACATTAGTCTTGTCGGCCCAGAGTCATTAAGACACAATGCAAGAACTTTAAAACAAGCCCTTAAGAGACAATGTTCAGACGGCTCTATTAACAAGTTGCATAATATTCCAGGATATTCTCATCCTGTAAAACTAATAACTCCTATAAATAGCGATAAAAGATATAGGCAATTTAATGAAATTAAAGTTCCATCAAGTAACGCTGTAATTATATTCGCCCGAGATGGCTCTGCGTCTATGGATCAATATAAATGTGATATAGTATCTGATATGAGTTGGTGGATTGATGCTTGGATAAGAAAGTTTTATAAAAAAGTCGAAAGAGTGTACGTTTGGCACGATACTGTTGCAAAAGAAGTTGACGAAAAGAAATTCTATAAATACAGATATGGCGGAGGAACCATGTGTTCTTCTGCACTAAAACTCATATCAAAAATGTTTGAAAATAGATTTAATCCTTCTAAGTGGAATATTTATTTGTTTTATTTTACTGATGGGGAGAATTGGGATAACGACAATGAAAATTTCGTAAAAATTCTTCAAGAAGAATTCAATTCTAAAATTGTGAATATGGTTGGAATAACGCAAATTTTAGCATGGAATTATAATAACAGCCTAAAGGAATCAATTGATAAAAATTCATTCACTAATTTGAGAACAACACAAATTACTAATTCTATTCATAATTTGGCTGGATCTCAACTATCTGAGGAAGAAAGAAATGGCCAAATAAAAAATGCCATTGTAGATTTGATAGGAAAAGAAAAAAAATCATGAAATATACAAAATATATGAAGGGATCGCCTGTTCTCATCGGGGACAGCACAGTTCCAGGCGTAACAATGCCTGAAAATTTGAAAAAATTACTTCCTGAAATCTATAAAAAGGTTAGTGAGTTTGGATGTGATTTTTATCCTACAGTTGTTGAGATGTTGACTTATGATGAAATAAGTGAAATTGCTGCCTATGGAGGATTTCCAGTAAGATATCCTCATTGGAAATGGGGAATGGAATACGAAGAATTGCAACGTGGATATATGCATGGAATGCACAAAATTTACGAAATGGTTGTGAATACAAACCCAGTTTATTTATATTGTTTAGATTCTAATACCTTAGTCGATAACGTTACAGTTGTTGCTCATGCTCTAGGTCATGCCGATTTCTTTAAAAATAATATTTATTTTTCTAAGACTAGTCAAAACATGATGAATCAACTTGCAAATCATGGGGCTAGAATTAGAAAATACATGAGTAGATGGGGTAAAGAAAGAGTGACTGAATTTATTGATCATGTTCTAAGGATTGAAACATTGATTGATTGTTCAAAGGCTTGGCAAAGAAAAAAATTTAAAAATCCAATTATAAAAGACCATAGGAAGTACAGACACCCAGATAGATTAAAAACAAAGGGTGATCATGATTATATGGAAGATTATATTAATCCCAAAGAATGGATTAATAATCAAAAAGAAAAAATAGAAAAAATAGAAGCTGCCGAATATTTGGATATTTTCTCTAATCCCACTAAAGATATTATGGGATTTATTAGAGATTATGCACCATTAAAGCCTTGGGAGGCAGACATTGTTGCTATGTTGTATGATGAAAGCATGTACTTTGCTCCTCAAAGGCTGACCAAAACAATTAATGAAGGCTGGGCTAGTTATATTGATTATAATATAATGGCTCGCCAAGGATTTAGCGGTTTAGGTCAAGAGCACGAAAGCGGAGGGATTATAGAGTATTCTAGCCATAAAATGGGTGTTCTAGGTGGCAAATACAGTATGAATCCATATAAGTTGGGTTTTTGCTTATTCCTAGATATAGAGGATAGGTGGAATAAAGGTAAATTTGGCCAAGAATGGGAAGATTGTCAAGATATTAAAGAAAAAGAAAACTGGGATAAAAAACTCAATTTGGGCCACGAAAAGGTATTTGAGGTAAGAAGGTTTTATAATGATTTAAATTTAATTACAGAATTCTTTACGCCAGAATTTTGCGAAAAAAATGAATTTTTTGAATGGAAAAAGTATCCAAATGGCGAATATAAGATTGAAAGTAGAGATTTTAATAAAATCAAGAAAAAATTAATATCCAGATATTTAAATGGAGGGCTTCCAGAAATTAATTTGACCGATTGCAACCACAAAGGTAAGGGAATCATGTTCCTAGAACACAAATGGGACGGAAGGCCCTTGTACGACCCGTATATAAGGCCCGTAATTCAATCCCTAAGGCATTTATGGAAAAATGACGTATATTTGTCTACAAAATCTATGGATGGCACAGGATTGATTTATAGGTGCTTTGGACAGGAGGCTAATGTAGATTTGCTAGAAGAAGAGCAATATTTAAATTTAAAAGAAGAATTTTACCAATAAAAATTACCATTATGGGTTTTGTTAAATCTAAATAAATGAGCCAATTCCTCGTTTATTTTAGGTTTTATGACTCAAATATTTACCCCAAAAAAAGTCACTTCAGTAGAACAACTTATAAGTGACATTCATACTCATAATATAAATAATAATTCAAGAGAGTTATATCTTCATGGGCACATAGATGTTTATGATGAAGAGCCTGGAGTGGATTATAGGATGGCTACTTCATTTATAAAAAATTTACACATACTCCAGGCGCAAAATAATAAAAATATATTAATTCACATGCATACAATTGGTGGAAGTTGGTCTGATGGCATGGCGATCTTTAATACTATTAGATTATCTAAATCTCCTATAACAATCATGGCATATGCACAAGCAAGTAGTATGAGTGGAATAGTCCTACAGGCAGCAGATAAAAGAATATTAATGCCAGACTGTGAATTAATGATTCATCATGGAAGTATAAGTGTTGAAGACAATACAATGGCAGCTAAAAGTGCTATAGATCAAAATGAAAAAAATTGCAAAAGAATGTTGGAAATTTTTGCTCAAAGAGCAGTTTCAGGAAAGTATTTTACAGATCGTAATTATGGAATCAAAAAAACAATGTCTTTTATTGATGCAAAAATAAGACAAAGTTCTGATTGGTACTTAACGGCCGAAGAATCCATATATTATGGATTTGCAGATGGTATATTTGGAGAAAAGGGATTTGAATCAATTACTAAAATAAGACGCGGCAGGAAGATCACTACCTTTAAGTAACATTTCTGCTTTCTAATATTTGATTGAGTCTTTCTTTAAAATCTAAATTATTATATCCTCCTCTACCTTTGTTTGTAAATCTTAAGGTTAGAACAACATTGTCTTTATGGTATCCTCTTTTGTTATCCAATCTATCAGCAGAAGGAGCAAAAGGAGAATGAGATATGAATAAGTCGTCCAGGCTCATTGTACAGTTTGTCCAATAGCACCTTCCTTCTTGTTTTTCCCACATTTCTTTTATGTCTTGTATTGTTATAGAAATCTCATGTCTTTTTGTGCTCTGATTTCCTTTTCTTAATCTGCCTGATAATTTTGGGTTATTATCAGTTCGCATTCCCGCTGCTCCAGACACGGCTGACATACTAATATTTTTGTATATCTTTTTCCAATATTTAATGTTTTCATCAGAATTTCCTTCCATATACTATAATAAAGTATTTGAAAGGAAATTTATGACTGAAACTGAGCTTTTGTTATCAGATGAATTTGCCGCTTTTACCAAGGCTGTTTCTGTAGTGCATGAAGAAAAAAAGGCTTTAGAGGAAGAATTTAAAAAATATTTTGAAGATTATAAAACTAAGAAAAACGCCTTGGAATCAAAAGTGGCTACAGCAAATTCAAAGTGGGAAGATTGGAAAAAGAAACAATTATCAAGTAAATGAATTACAAGCGTTTAATCGAAAATGAAAGAAAAATTTTTTCTATTATTGAAAAAATGAAATCTTCTATTGTTAATAAATATTGTTTATTTTGTAGAACTGAAATTGGTACTGGTCATGATTGTTTGTATTTAGAAAAAGCAGGAGATCAGATAATTAATTTTTATTTTACTGCTTCTGATGCGACTAAAAAAGAAATTTTAAATGAACTTAAAAATTCATTATTTGATGAGAAAGAATTTGTGCAAAATATAAAAAATAAGATTATTGCCCATAGCTTATAGAGTATTGTTTAGTTTATTCAAATGTAGTACAATAAAGCGACACGGAGCAAACAATGATTCAGAAAGGAGACAAGCAGGTGAAGATTGTTGGTTTTGAACATCTTCACCTGCACTAGTTCTTAGTGATTTTTCAGTACTTGATGGATACGGAACAGCACATGAATATGCCAAAAGAGCTAAAGAAATAAACCAACAATTTCTTTGCATAAGCGATCATGGATCTCTAGGTGCAGTTCCGAGGCAAATTCAAGCATGTGAAAAATATGGCGTGAATCCAATTTTTGCTTGCGAGTTGTACATCAACCCGCTCCAGCCCACTTTAAAAATTGGCCAAAAAGCATCAGAGATCACAGAAGATTTAAGTCCAGAAGAAAGAAAACTGTTTAAGAAGTCTTATCATTTATTAGCCATCGCTTATAACCAAAAAGGCTATAGCAATTTAGTTAATTTATCTTCTGCGGGGTGGACCAGAGGGTTCTACTATAGGCCCAGAATTAATTATGAATTATTGAAAGATCATAAAGAAGGTCTAATATTCACTAGTTGCTGTTACAACTCAGAGATTGGCCAAGCCTTTGATCGTGGAGGCGACGAAGAAGGCTTTAGAATGGTTGAAAAGTACATAGAATTTTTTGGTAAAGATAATTTTTATCTTGAATTCATGTTGTTAGATTTCAATAAACAAAAACCTTATAATAAATTTATAATTAGAGCACATGAAAAATATGGACTTCCATTAATATTGACTAACGATTGTCATTATTGTTTGCGAGAAGACAGCCACATGCAGCGTCTTATGCTAATGGTTCAAACTAAAAAAACTTTAGCAGAAATAGAGCAGAAAAAAGCAGAGAATGAAACTGCTGATTTGTTTGAACTCCAAGACACAAATCTTTGGATGAAAAGCGAAGAAGAATTAAATGCTAAATGGTGGAGCGATTACAGAGAAGATATTCCATATGAGTTATTTGAACAGGCAAAAATAAACACAACAAAGATAGCGCAAAAAGCAAAAGGTGTTGAACTCGACAGGTCAATTAAGTTGCCTCACATCCCAGAAGCAGAAGAGAAATTACTAGAAGCAATACAAAATGGTTTTGTAAAAAGAGGTTTGCCTAAAAATAAAAAATACCTTGCTAGAATCAAAGAAGAGTACCAACTTATATGTCAAAAAGGATTCGCTTCTTACTTTTTGATTCAAAAAATGATGACAGATGAAGCAAGAAGAGTGTGTAAAGAATTATTAGGTTATGGCGATGGTTCGGAGGCCGTTGGCCCAGGTAGAGGAAGTGCCGTAGGAGCATTGACTTGTTATTGTTTGGGGATTACTGATGTTAATCCTATAGAGCATGATTTGCTTTTTTCTAGATTTCTAAGCCCTTCTCGTGGAGGCAAGCAAATGAAATTAAGATTTACTATTGATCCAACTAACTTAATAGACGATAATGATGATTGTCCGTTTGATGTCCCAAATAAAAAATGAAAGGTTAAATACATGATTAAAATAGTTAAGTTGATTTCTGGAGAAGATTTGATAACAGATGCAACTGTTCAAGATAATTTTCTAATACTTAAAAATCCATATAGATTTTTAATGACACAAGAGGGTCTTGCAAGTATTCCCTTAATGCCATTTTCAAAGGATAAAGAGTATAAAATTTCTATGGATCATGTAATTTTCATGGCGGAGCCAGAAGATGAAATTAGAAATAATTATAACGCTCAACACGGGAGTGGAATTGTAATTGCTAAAAACACTTTAATTAACGAATGATTTTTTATGATCAAATATTACGTCGTATCAGACTCAATACCAGAAGGATTTTATTTAACAATAAGTTGTAAAAACCCTTCAGAAGCTGCTATAAAAGCTGCAAAAATTATTATTAACAAATATCAAATTTTATATGAACCTTCTGATTTTTATGTTGATCAAAGGGGATATAGAACCAACAGGATGACGGCAACTAATGTTTTTTCCACTACAGAAATACTAAAAAAAATTATTGTTTGATTATAGCTAATATATTTTATGAAACCTCCACATATATTTATCGCAACGCCAATGTATGGCGGAAATTGTTCTGGATTATACACAACTTCATTAATGGAACTTCAACTTGCTTTTACAAAAAATGGAATTTCTTTTTCTATAGAATTTTTGTTTAATGAAAGTTTAATTACTAGAGCAAGAAACTTACTTGCTCATAATTTTTTAAATTCAGATGCAACGCATTTGTTCTTCATAGATTCAGATATAAAATTTTCTGCTAATGATGTTTTGTCAATGATACTTGCTGATAAAGAAGTGATATGCGGAATTTATCCTAAGAAAGAAATAAATTGGCCTGTTGTTAGAAGTGCAATACAAAACAATGTTCCTGATGATCAATTAAAGTACCACACGGGCGGGCTAGCGGTTAATTTACTTGATCATGCTCAATCTATGGAAATAGAAATAAATAAGCCTGTTGAAATATTACATGGTTGCACAGGCTTTATGATGATAAAAAGAGAAGTTTTAGAAAAAATGTCTAACCATGTTCCGTCTTATAGGCCAAATCTAAATTATAGGTATGGTGCTCCTGACGTGTTTCATAAAGATTTTTTCTCTTTGAGTTTAGATCCCACTAATCAGCTATACTTGTCAGAAGATTATCATTTTTGTCAAATGTGGAGAGATATTGGCGGTAAAATTTTCGCCGCTCCATGGGTTAGATTAAGTCATATTGGCATGTATGAATTTAGTGGTTGCGTCATTTGATTATAAAATTTTATTTCTTAGAGATGTGTTTACAAAAGCCGACTTTATAAGCAAATTCATAAATTTATCATGACCACCCTCTTCAGACTGTAAAATGATATCTGCTGTGCCTGGATCTTCTGGAGGGTACAATATTCCTGCTTGAAAATTTATTTCTAACATGAATACTTTATTTTGATCATTCATTCTTAGATCGCACCTTGCATATCCTCGTCCATTAACTCCAATAAATAGTTTTTTGCAAATTTCTTTGATTTGATTTGAAATATTTGCATCTTCTACAGTCTTTGACTTTACTTTTTGATGTTCCACCCATTTCAAATCAGAATGTTTAAAGCATTCGCCATCTGGAAAGTATATTTCTAATGGGCTGTATGCGATTGGGTCATTTAATGTCGTTGGATTTTGGGAAACCAAACAACTGAATTCCTTTCCTTCTACAAATTCCTCTATTCTAATGCATTTGTACATAGAGAGCATTCTTCTGCACTGTTCGTATAATTCATCAAAATTTTTTACTTTTGAATCTTTTATTAGCCCAATACTGCCGAAACTATTGGAATGCTTCACGATCATAGGGTAAGACAGATGACCAACAAGATTTTGATCTAATTTAGATAGATCGCATAGTGTTTGTGCTTTTGGCATATTTATGCCATAAGTTCTACAAACTCCATTCATTTTATTTCTTGATGGCTCAAAACAAAATGAATAGGCTCCTGTAAATGGAACTTGAAGTTTTTCTAGAGAAAGGCAAACGTCAATGCCAGGTCTTTTCTCAATAACAGACGCATCACAGAAATTTAAGAAAAGATCATATTTATGATATATTTTTTTTAGTGTTTCATAAGAAGATTTATAAAAAACATCTACTTTTTCACAAGTATGGTTTTTTAAGTATATTTCTGGATTAAATGGTTCTTCCCAAGAAGGATCATTTAGAACACATATCTTCATTCATAATTTCCCTATTACTATACTTTATATCAACTTCTTTGGACTCTGTTTATTACATTGGAAACGTATTCCCATTTTCCTTGTAAATTGCTAGAAACCGTAGATAAGTAAACATTTTTTTGACGATCTTGTGGATTCATTTTAGATAACGCTGTTTTGTTATCTCTGATTTGATATTCTAATTCTTGTTTGATATTATTTAATTCTTGTATATTTTTGGATTTTTCTGCTTGATCTATTCTTAGTTCAATATTTTGTAAATATTTTTTGAGATTATTCATGTCTGGGTGCGACATGACTTCATCTCTAGTAAAGTTTTCTCCAAGAGTTTTGAATTGCTTCATTGCATTTAATAAATTATGATGAGCAAATTTTTTCTTTAATTTCTTTTTTATTGTTTTTTCTTCGTCTGATTTTACATCAAAATCATCATCTGTAAAGTCTTCTTCATCATCCATGCCTTCCATATCTTCATCATCCATGCCTTCCATATCTTCATCATCCATGCCTTC